AATTTACCTTTACGGGTAAAGTAACCTTTATTGTGAAGACGTTTAAGCATTTGAGGTCCTTTGGCTGATTTAGCTCTGGAAACAATTTTCTTATGTTTATTGTATTTAAGATCTTTCTTCTTCAAATTACCAGCGGTTTTGTAAGCAGTTCCGTGCATAACTTGGGCACGGGAACCGATCAATATTTCGAAAATGACACCATTGATATGGTATTTTCCATCACTGTGCTTCATGTGCTTTTTCATTATATATCTTGTTGAGAAAAAAATGTTCAAGACCAGTAAATATCCTAAAGTTTATTGTTTTGATATAAAATCTATACGCACGATTTGCCAAAGGTCCAGATCTATGTTTCATCAACGGGCGCCAGTTGCACATCATCATGATTACTTTCACCATCCAGCACTGTACCGAGTGGCGTGTTACAATAATCCCACGAACGGCAATAATCATGATAAACACCCGATTCTTCTTGAATAGATCTACGAAATGTCCATCCGAAGCGAGTATCAATATACCCTCCAGCTTCAATACGTTTCCATTGCCATTGATCATCATGATCTTCTGGAGTAGTTTGGTTATTTTTCATAATTGAGGATTTCATTATACCTTCATAGAATAAATCAAAACAGGGAACTCCTCCAAATTTTGTACATACTTCCTTTAATTGGTCTAAATTAAATGTAAGATTATTAAAATATGCATTTTCATGTTTAGTATTTTTATATTTCATATATTTTATATACCCGGGTATTTCGCCGTCATTTAAGAATATATTAAATAAAGTCCATTGTTTGTTTGATATACCTAATTCTCGCATTAAGGTAATACATCCATTTTCTATCTGCATGGGAATTTTATTATATGGCGAATCTTCTGCAATATTAAATAACATTTTAAAGACATTTGCACCTTCTAGGCGAGGGTTATATTTGAGTTTGTTAAAATCAATGAAAGCAAAAGAACCATAGGCAAATATTGCCTTTCCTATAACTTCTGATTCTTTTTCTATTGTTGTGATAATATCGTTTAAACAATGATAGATTTCCATAGTGTATTGTACTTATAATTTTTAAGGTGCGCTATCAAATTCAATTTTATAACCATTATATATATAAGAAAATTATGAAATATGTAATGGTTAAAGATAGATTTTATATTGCTAGAGAAGAAGTGAAAGCATTAACACAACTTTTAAAAGAAGCACATGATAGACAAAGACATTTATTAAAAAAAGAGAATCAACAAGGTTGGTGGGATTGGTTATGCGAATGGATTGGATATTAATGCTTATCTCTAGTTCTTTTCCTGCGCTTTTTTTTACGCCGACGTCGTCTCTTTGTTTTTCTTTTTCGCCCCATACCAACTCTTTCTCCACTATCTCTTCTTATAAGGACAGGTGGGCGCACTTCGGGAGATGTATTACCTATAATCCTATCTCTATAATATCTTATTGTATTTGCAGCAGTTTCTAAATGACCAGGTATAGCTTCTACAATATCAGCAACATCTTGTGTAGTTGTATAGCGTCCTGGAAATTGTTCTGCTATATTAACAATGGGAATGCCAGTTTCTAAAGCAGGGTCGCCCGAAAACATTATAGGTCTTGGACCACCAACAAATGATGGTCCCCACGTATTTATAGTTCTTCGAATAGATCTATCAACAGCTGGTCTATCCCGAGCTGGAGTTTCCATTAAAAGGTTTTCTGCAAAATTTAAAATAGATAAGTATAAACTAGAGGTACCGTATAATACATCACTAACCGGATCAAATAACTGTACTCCATCGGGCGAATTACACGTGCGTGTTCGTCTGTCATAACATGGATATTGTGGCCAATGATTAAAACACTTATCTTGGTCTACTTTTTGTTCGTCCGTACTACAATTTATTGACATTTATATTATGTTAATAAATTATATTATTATAGAAATAAGCTCTTTTACCACAAATAATGGAGCCATTAAAAATGCCTGTATTATACTATCTGTTAAAGCAGGTGCATTGCCTTCAAATACACCGTGACCTATAAACTGAAATATCCATGCTATTATAAATACAGTTAAAGCTCGCCATTTATAATCCGGATAATTCCACTTAAAAGTAAGCGCATTGAAAAAACAAATAAATAGAAGAGGAACTGCTACTATAGCTAAAGTAGGATTTAATATAGTATAATAACCTGAATAAAACAGTAACAAAACAGTACTGACATTATATCTATAAAAATTATAATCAGATAATAAAACTATAGTTGACCATACAATAGCCGGTATGCATAAAATATGAATCCATTGGTTGATAATATTTCCATGATAGCTTTTATAAAATTCATAATTGCTGTTAAAATCAAATATTTGCATATAAATTATTATAAATTATTACTTTATGTAGATTGTCTAAAATAATTAAGCTTTTTAAAGGGGGGAGTCTTTAAAAATAAAATTGAAACATATTTAAAAAGATAATATTATTAGATACACATATCAAAATGGCTAGTACTTCAAAAGAACTCGCAAGCACTTATCAGAAAAAAACCCAACTTGAGCATATCAAGGATGCTCCCGATACTTATATTGGTGGTATCGAGGAGGATCGGGTTATTAACTGGACGATGAGGGAAGATCAAATGACTCACGCAGAATATGGATTTATCCCGGGATTGTACAAATGCTTTGATGAAGGTATTGTAAATTGTCGTGATCATTGGGTGAGATTGCGACAAAAGCAAAAAGCAGGCGAGAAAAATATTGTCCCAATGACGTTGATTGATATCGACATCGATGTCAAAACTGGGATAATTACAATGATAAATAATGGCAATGGAATTGATGTTGCGAAGCATCCTGAACATAAAATTTACATTCCTGAAATGATTTTCGGTCATTTGATGACGTCCACAAATTATAAGAAAAGTGCTAAGAAGATTACAGGGGGTAAAAATGGGTTTGGTTTCAAACTGGTATTGATCTATTCAACGTGGGGTCGAATCGAAACAGTGGATCATGTCCGAGGCAAGAAATATGTTCAAGAATTTAAAGATAACCTTTCCACTATTTGTACTCCTAAAATTACGAAAGCACAGAATGTCAAACCTTATACGAAGGTGCAGTTTAAATTAGATTTTGCTCGATTTGGCATTGACGGAATCAATGATGATATTTTCAGTATTTTGAAAAAGCGCACATTTGATATTGCTGCGGTAACCGATCGAAGTGTCAAAGTTAAATTTAACGGTGAACTTGTTCCAGTGAGAACATTTGAAGATTATTTGGATCTTTATATTGGGCCAAAATCTGAAAACAAGCGAGTATTTGAGAAAAATGGTAGATTTGAATATGGCGTTTGTTTATCACCGCTTGATGAATTTACACAAGTATCCTTTGTAAATGGTGTTTATACTAGTAAAGGGGGTAAACACGTTGATTATATTCTGAATCAAATTGTCAAGAAAACAAGTGCTTATATTTTCGCCAAGAAGAAAATCAAAGTCAAACCAGTAACCATTAAAGAACAACTGTTCCTATTTATCAATTCAACTATTGAAAACCCTTCATTTGATAGTCAGACCAAAAACTATTTGAACACACCCGCAAGTCGTTTTGGATGCAAATGCGATGTATCTGATAAATTTATCGAACAGATTATTAAAAAGTTGGGAGTAATGGAAGCAGCCATTAGCTTGACGGAAATTAAAGATACAAAAGCTGCAAAGAAGACAGATGGTCGCAAAACCACTAATATCAAAGGGATTCCTAAGCTGACAGATGCTATTAATGCCGGAGGACGCAAGTCGTGGGACTGTGTACTTATTCTTACTGAGGGAGATTCGGCTAAGGCGGGAGTTATGTCAGGTCTTTCAAAAGAGGACAGAAAGAAATATGGAATTTTCCCATTGCGAGGTAAGCTCCAAAATGTTAAAGATATGCCACAAACAAGATTAAATAACAATGCTGAGATCACAAATATTAAAAAGATTTTGGGTCTTGAAGTAGGTAAAAAGTATACAATCGAAGAAGCTAAGAAATCACTTCGTTACGGATCAGTATGGTTCATGACTGATCAGGATTTGGATGGTGCTCATATTAAAGGTTTGTGTATTAATTTGTTCCATTCGCAATGGCCAGAGCTTATGAAACTAGATTCATTTCTTGGATTTATGAACACTCCTATCATTAAAGCTAAAAAAGGAACCAAAGAAAAAAGCTTTTATACAGAGCAAGAATATCAAGAATGGAAAACATCTCACAATGATGGAAAGGGTTGGTCGGTCAAATATTTTAAAGGTTTGGGTACGTCTACAGCTAAAGAATTTAAAGAGTACTTCGCCGATAAAAAGGTTGTCACATTTGCGTATGAAGGCGAAGAATGCGATGACGCTTTGGACAAGGTATTCAATAAAAAGAGAGCTGATGATAGAAAAGAATGGTTGAGAAATTACGATAAAGATGCGATTGTTCAAATTAAATCTGGTAGTATTAGTTATAAATCGTTTGCGGATCGTGAAATGATTCACTTCTCGAAGTATGATTGTGATCGCTCAATTCCCAATCTAATGGATGGTAATAAGATTAGTACAAGAAAAATCCTATTTGCAGCATTCAAAAGAAATTTAGTAAAAGAAGTTAAGGTGGGACAATTTGCCGGTTATGTTTCAGAACATTCATGCTATCATCATGGTGAGCAAAGTTTGGTTGGAGCAATTATCGGCCAAGCTCAAGAATTTATGGGAAGTAATAATATTAATCCGTTTATGCCAAAAGGTCAGTTTGGTACGCGATTGAAAGGCGGTAAGGATCATGCAAGTGAAAGATATATCTTTACTAATCTTACCCCTATTACAAAATTTATTTATCCACAGAATGATAATCCGATCTTAAATTATCTTGATGATGATGGCACTCCAGTAGAACCTGAATACTATGGTCCTATTATCCCAATGGCGTGTGTTAATGGTGGTAAAGGGATTGGAACTGGTTTCAGTTGCGATATCCCGTCTTACAATCCCGTTCAAATCATCAAATATTTGAAACATAAACTGAATGATACTCAATCAAAGCCAAATATTGAAGTTTATTATGAAGGGTTCAAGGGAACTATCCAAAAACTTCAAAAACAAAAATACTTGATAAAAGGAAACTATGAAATCATCGGAACTGATCAAATCAGAGTTACTGAGTTGCCGGTTGGAACATGGACCGAGGACTATAAAGAATTCCTGGAAACTTTGATGGATGATAAAAATAAAAAGGGAAAGGTATGGGTCAAGAGTTATACTGATATGTCAACCGATACAGAAGTTGATTTTAATATTAAACTAGTATCAGGTACTATTAATAGATTGCTTCCAAAGAAAGTTGATTATGGATGTACGTTGTTAGAGAAGACATTTAGATTGTATACTACAAAAACTGAAACAAATATGTATTTATTTGATCATAATCAGAAACTGTCAAAGTACGATAATGTATATGATATTATCGATACTTATTTCCCTGTTCGACTTGATATGTATCAAAAAAGAAAAGAGCACATGATCAAACAATTAGAACGTGAAGTTATGATTTTGCATAATAAAGCAAGGTTCATTGAGGAACAATGCGAAGATATAATTGATCTTCGCAAAAAGAAAAAGGCGCAAGTAATCGCGATGCTCGAAACTAGACAGTATGATGTTATTGATGAAGATGAAGACTTTAAATATTTGAGATCCATGAGAATCGAGCAGGTGGAGGAAGAGAATATTAAGAAACTTCGTGATGAACGCGATTCCAAAATTAAAGAGCTTGAACTTTTGAAGAAAACAACTCCTGAAACTATGTGGAATACAGAACTAGATACACTTGTTACGCAATATAAATCATATACAAAGAATCGTGCAAATCGAATGAAGGGTGCCAAGAGTAAACTTAAAGTTAAAAAGAAAAAAGGCAAGGCAAAAATCAAATCTAAAAAGTAATTAAACAATAATTCAGAAAATTGATTTAACTATAAATTTTTATTGATATGTATAAACAATGGCAAACCTTAGATTTCATAACGACACCGCATCCTTAAACCACCTCTGGTATGAGTCACATAAGAACCTCATTACCAGTTTATGTATTGAATTTGATAAAACTGATGATATTGACGCAATGATAGCAAAGTTCCTTTGCGCCCCTATTAAAATGAAAGCACTCAAGGATCCTAATAAACCAAAAAGGGCAAAATCTGCATATCTGTTTTATTGCGCCGATCATCGTCCTAAGATTCTGGAAAAACTTAGAAAGAAAAAGCAGAAAATTAATATTGCCGATGTATCTAAAAAGCTTGGTGCGATGTGGGGTACTTTGGATGATAAAGCAAAGGCACCTTATACAAAAAGTGCCGAGAAAGATCGCAATAGGTATAAAGATGAGATGGAACAATACAACGCCTAATATATTTAGGGATGTAACTTGATATTAAACTATGTTTAATTATTATATGAATGTTATAATTAAACCTAGAACAGAAATAGATTTGCCAAGTGTAGAAAATAGCATTCAAATGGCATTTAGTCAACATGATAAAATTGTTTTTATATTTGATTTAACAGAAACTACAGTTTTTAATTTTCAATGTTTACTTAAAATACTTCCCCTGTTAAAAAAATTCGAGGATGATATAGAGCAAAAATTAGAAAAAAGTTATATTATTCTAAGACAAAAATGGAAAAAAGCATTATTAATGATGTTTTTTTCCTATTATAAACCTAAAAAGCCAGTCGAATTTATAAATCAATATAATCAAAACCAAGGTTTCAATTCCAAAGTTCTACTGTAATATGTAGATGTTGGTCTTTGTATCGGTGTATACATGGTACTCGCATCACTTTTAAATTTTACGTAACCTATAGCTTCGCCCATTACTTGAGGGACCGCATATTCTAAAACTAAATGGTTTAGTTGTACTATTTGTTGTGTAATATTAGTCGGTAGATTTTTAGAATGTTGTAGGAAAATACTTCTCATTATCATTTTAAGAGGAGCCTCATCTTGTTTGCCTATTAAGAACCTTCCTTTAGATTCTTTATAAACACCTGCTCTTAATCCATTTTGAATAATATTCATATTTGCTTCGCTAAAGAAAGCATTTGATAATGCGTCATTATCCCAATTACCAGTCATAGCAGTTCTATAATAAGTATCACCGTCTGATACTGGTATCCGGTCATATAACTGAAAACAATCCATGACATTATCGCCTAATATATCAACTCGTCCATTACTATTGCAACTCATATATATATAAAGTCATAGAAAAAATTATCTATATTTTAATATATAATGACGTTTCAAAGTGTAGTTGTCACGATTGCTATTGTTATATTAATTCTTTCTCTTATTGTACTTGGGGTTATTATTTACAATTCAAGAAACAAAGACCAATTCCCGCCAGAAATTGGGAACTGTCCTGATTATTTTGTAATGAAACAAAAGTCTGCCGGTGGCGATATGGGAGGTGTATCTCCAGAAATGTGTTACAATCAGCATAATTTAGGAAATAAATCTGAAGGATGCGAATGGTTTGATCCTAAAGACGCCACTAAGAATGAAAGACTAGCCTATGCAAAACAGTGCGGTGTTACATGGGATGGTGTCACAAATTTTTAATTATAAATATTATTTTGATATAAGATTTAATAACAGATTATATCAAAATGGAGAGATTACCAGAAGTAATAGTAGATATTGTATTTTCATTTATTCCAATTGATCATATATATAATTTAAACCATTCGTATCTAGATACCATATATCCATTAATAATTAAAAATAGAATTGAGAACAAACAGATGCCTCCAGATTCATACATGCGATATCTTATTAGATGTAACTGTATAATGTTTTTAAATAAAACATTTGAACATCATTTTTCATATTTTTCTTCATTCAAAAACTGGAAATATAAATCTAATACATTTCCAAATTATATAGAATATTTAAGGGCATATACAATTACACTCACTAAAACAAAATCTCGAAATCTAATAGAACTGTATATTTCAAAGGAACCTGTTTCGATGAAAAACAGACATAAAAAAATAAGAAGAAGAAATATAAAATGGAGCAATTAAATATAAATCATATTTTAGATAGATTTGATAAAGAAAAAATATTAATTGATTGCTTGAATCATTTTGAAAAATATAAAACTGATGTTTTAACAAGACGAGGTATTTATGTTTATGGTAGTCCAGGAGCTGGTAAAACATGGTTTGTCAAAAATATATTGAAGCAATTAAATTATGATACAATTATGTTCGATGCAGGTGATGTCAGAAATAAAACTATTATCGAAAATATTACCAAACATAATATGTCGGATACTAATATTATTAGCATGTTTCATAAGAAGAAAAAAAAAATAGCCGTAGTAATGGACGAAATTGATGGAATGAATGGCGGTGATAAAGGAGGTATTAATTCTTTAATTAAACTTATACGACCAAAAAAAACTAAAAAGCAAAAATTAGAAGATAGTACAATGATACCTATCATTTGTATAGGAAATTACCATATTGATAAAAAAATAACCGAAATGATGAAAGTATGTACTACTATTGAATTAAAAACACCCTCAAATAAACAAACTGAAAATATAATTAATTTATTAATGCCGACATTAGAGTCTTCTTTAAGAAAAAATATGGTAGAATTTATACAAGGCGATCTAAGAAAATTAACCTCTACATACGACATCTATAAAAATCAACAAACTATTCTCAAAAATAAAATTATAACTACCATATTCCAACCAAAAATCTATAATGAAGATACTAAACAAATCGCAAAAAAATTATTAAATAATAAATATGA